TCATCGAACGCGCTTTAAAACGCGGACCAAATGATCAGCAGTTACATCAGCAACCAGTTTTTGATCAGATGCAGGAAAACCAACTAGAGGTCTTTTCGGCAGTCCCGGATGATTAACCCGTTTACTAACGATACCTGCAAATGCCAACACTGCTTTATGTTTTGGCACGATAGTGTATGGGTCGGTTCCAAAATGGTGCCAGACAGCTTTTTTGGCTTCAAATGCGCCATCAAATCCCAACACCAACCTATTGCCCGCTACCTGATAATGGAAACTGTGTAATAGATCACCAGACTTATTCAACGGCCCACCCTTGCGATTCCCCTGAGCCAAGGTCAATGGAGACAATTCTTTCCACCTAGTTCCATCCGGAGCCAGGCCCTTGTCATGACGTTCCCGATTTACCCGCAGTAACGACTCACCCATACTTCCCAGCATTTCCTGCGGCGTAGCGATTTCTCGCCGGACTGCTTCCATCACGCGTTTAAGGTGATCCGCTTTAAATTCAATCTCAAATTGCATAATCGTTTACCGCCTATATAATAAAGATATGGTGAAGAAGCTGCGGTTCTGCATAACCCTCAAATCTGAACCATTGACCCGGTTTATGCAGGAACCGGGTTTTACTTCTTATAGACCAGCCTGCCATTACGCTGCTTATCAAAGTATTCCTGGCGCAATGCCTCGGATGGTTGATTTGTCATGAATGCTGTTGAACCCGTCCACCCTGTTCTACCCCATTCAAATACCGACACACCATATTCCGCTGAGCCATCAAGCTCAAACGCTCGCAGATATCGACGTTTTAAACGCCACCGACCATTATCTTGATGATCTTTTACCCATACCCACCAAACCTCATCTGGTTCAATCAGTGTCATGGCCAGTAGATTAATGTACCGAAGCCTTTCGGCTTTTTTAGCACTAGCCAGCCACTTGAAATCTCCCTGCCCATCTTGAAATAGCGCCTTAGTTACTGCCAACGTACTTCCCGCTGCATCGGTAAATGCTGCGCCTTGTTCCATAGTTGCTCCAAAGACTTCCAAAAAGTCTTGCACAGCCACTTCCGGCGCCGTATCGGTGGGCAACAAGATATGAGCTGGCACTTTAGTGGGCTTGGGCGGTAATGGCGGATTAAAACCCGTTGGCCACGGCTCGCCACGCTGTTTTAGCACCGCATCGTAACCCTGCAAAGGCGGCACAGTATGGGGTTCAAGAAAAGCTTTGCCAGGATTATAGGCAAAGCCTGGGTCAATACCCTTAGGTACCCACACTGTGCGCGGATTGCTGCCGTTTTTACCGATGACTCTCTCCTCCATTTCGATAGGAGGTGATTGATCGGGACCGGACAGGCCTTTTTTCTCCCATTTCTGTCTTGCCTCGAATTCAGAGAGAGAATGTACCCTACATTTGCAGCCCCAACCGTTCTGTGGGTAATGACTATTCCACCACTCATCGTCCGCAGGTAAAATCAGGCTATCCCACGCTTTATGTTCCAGGCGCGGATGCTCAATACTGGTGTGGTCATATTCCCAGTATGGCCGCAGATGTTTCACCGCCATCATCTGCTGGTAGCGCCCAGCGTTATAAGACTGAGTAATGTTGGCATCGTAGATTATTCTACTGCGCCACCCTGGAGAGCCATTGTATGACCAGCCATGCTTGGCGGCGATATCCTGAAAGCTCTGCTTAAACTCCTCGTAGCCACCACCAGCCCACTTAGCCTTGACTATGGCATTATAGAAATCTTCTACCAGAGCATCATGGGTTGCGCCCGCCACCACAAAGGCATGGCTGTGCTGCTCTTGCCAAATATCAGTCCAGCCCGATGTCGGCAGTTTGATTTTCTTTTTGAAAAAATCAATAGCCTCAGAAAACGGCAGTTGCGTGTCGGGATATTTAGAATCTGCCACTAATTACCCCGTTAATCTTCGGTAAAACAAAGGCGCTCGGCGTGATCGCAGGTGCGCCTAATTTCTTCGACAAGCCGAAATACATCAGCTGAATTCAAGCCATTAAATCCAAATTCATCCATAAATGTTGAGAACGAAGAACCCCTGCTATTATCTTGCAACCATTCCTCATAAGCTTTTGCGATATTGAGAAGATGAACCCTGTTTTTTCTTTGTCTAGCTCGCTCTTTTTGCTTCTCTCTATACCCCAAAACCAGGTCGATTTCTTGTTGTGTCAAGTCAGTAGGTTGTATCTTTTTAACCATCACTCCGCCCCGCCAAATTAGCCGCTGCCATGCCCAAAGCAACCGAGTCCGCCCAGGCGGAATTGTTGATGTTAAGCGCCTCCATACCAGCAATAGCCTCATCAAACGAACCGGCCTCAGCCACCAGCGCGGCAATCTGTTGAATAAGCGCTTCTTCATGCGACACGCACAGCGTCGCCAATTGCGCACTATACGCACTGGCGATATCGGTTTGACCGTTGTCTTTTGCAGCTGCCGCCAAAGCAGTTAACTTCACCAGTGCCGCATTAGCAGCGGGGGCCGTGTCAGTTTTACCGGAAGCAACCAACAGCTTACTGTTTTTCCCTGCACGTGGAATCTGCAAAGCCCGATGAGCAAAATCGACATCAATCTCCATGCCCATGCTCGCCCCCTTTTCAAGCAGGTCAACCATAGCTTTCTGATCTACAGGCTCGGCAGTATCGTATTTAAAGGCAGGTATCCGGTTTTCAGGGAACATGCCATTGATAAGCACAATAGGCACGATCAACTGACTATTCATCGTTGGTTCAATCTGCCGCACATCGTGTAGCATGATTTCACGCCGCACCTTGTCATGGATCAAGCCCAGCGCATTAGTACTGGATTTACCATCCGCCTGACTGGTCAGCGTACCACCTAGAATTGACACTGACTGCTTCCGTTCCCAGTATTCAACCCCACTCAAAAAGTCTTTTACATTACCGCCCTTGGCCTCGATAAAATCAATAGCCATTGTTGATGGCACCACGCCCGCGCCATCGTTGCCGATATTGCGCACCGCCCGTAGTAACGCATCACGCTCCGGCTTGCCGATTCCGGCTGGATACTTGCCTAACCGCAACGGCAGGCCGTACATCTCCAAAAACCGCTGCATATCACGAATGTTGTACGCCTTGTACGCATACGTCCACGCCAACACCCTGAACAGCGCGGCTTGTTCGATATATCCGGACTTGGCCCGATGCTCATGCACCACCCATCCCCATTGCCGCAACGGTTCAGGCATGCCGTTTTTCAACAACATCAACTCGCCGCTGTCGCGATTGATTTGAAAATTCCGTTGCGGCTCCCAATTTAGCGCCTTCGGAACCCACTCACTGCCGGTTTGCCAGTCGATTTCCAGAGCGGCTATCCCTTTGCCAATAGCGTCGGTAATATCGTACTGAGCATCTTCAAACTTGGGAATCTTGATCAGCATATCGGACAGCTCCTTAGTTCGATCGAGCTCCGACTGGTTAGCATCATCTAGCGGATGCAATTGCCAACCCAGACCGGTTACAGACCGCCGCCGCTTGCCCAGCTCACCGAAAATGTGCGCGTCTTGCTCCTCAATAAGCTCAAACAGCGCCGCCTGATCGGTAATATAGCCCTGGTCTGCCTGAGCAAACGCCGCCGCCAGCCGAGACGGGTCCAGCGTACTAACCGACGCGTAATTCAGCGCCGTACTTTGCGTAGAACGCGCCCCCGCCTGCAATGTATCCAGCCCTGGTTTAACGGGCTTTTTTGATTTTTTAGCCATTATTAAGAAACCCCTCATCTAAAAAGCCGCTCATCCAATCCAGCGCCTCATCACTACCAATCACATAAGGGCAGTCCGCATCGGTCATGCCCTGAAGCACCGCATCCTGGCCCTCAATAAACTCATAAGATTTAATCGTCATCCCAATCATCCTCATCCTGTCTTTGTCGGCTGTATGAACGCCGTTGATTACGGCTTCCGCCTGCCGATGTGTATTGCCATTCGCCACCGAATGAGGTGGCTATTGTTCTAAGCATTTCGAGCGCATCAGGCCCATCGTCATGGTCAGCCTCCGGCCAGAATTTGAGCTGCTCATTTAATGTTGATTGATTGCGGTGTGTGCGAATCAACCCATTAGCCACATGCGGTTGCATACTGATAATGCGTAGCGCCTTGTCTGTGGATGGCGTAACAGGAACAGCTGGAAAAGCGACACCGAGCAAGGCGGCCCGCTTGATTAACTCGCTGTAAAGGAAGGCCTGGAACTGTATAGTTTCAATCGCCCACGCGAGGCAGGCATACTCTGTTTGTAGCTCAATAGCTCGACTGATGATCAAGTCAGGAACGCGCCGACAAATGTCCGCCTCTACCACATCCAGCACCATAGTTTCCCGATTGAGCCCGCCTACAAGTAACGCTGACGGATCGCGGTTAGCTCCTTGCTTACCAAGCGACGGATCGCATGAGCCGAAAAACACCCATTCCGACAGTCGATTAACCCAAAATTGCAAGCTTTTAAACGGCGCATTGTCATCATTACCCGCCTCGTTTTGCTGTTCCTGGCTAAACGCATCGTGATTGATGGCCCGCATACACATCAATCGATACAGCGGCCTCACATCCGGCCAGCTGAGCTCAGCGCCCTGATCCATCGCAGCTTTGTTTTCCTGATAAAATGCCAACGCCTCAGCTTCGGCAGCCTCTTTTTCATCATCTTCGCCGCCCCTGGTATAGATAGCTTCCCACTGATCCCACAACGCCATATTGTCAGGCCAGTGCATAATCGATCTAAAAACCCGACGCCGCCAACCAGGAGCACGGCTGACCCGGTTAATCGCCGCGTCATAATGCAAGCTGGTACCAACCCAAAACACATCCATACCGCCGCGCGGACCGGCTAAACCAAGCACCGCAGTCAGAACTAAGTTTTGCACCTTGTCGCGTTGAGTCTTTTGCTTAACCTGTTCATCGTTCTCCAAATCGTCCAGGAAGATCAGATCAGGCCGATGCGGGCCATTCTTCATGCCCCGGATTTTCTTGCCAGTGCCGCCAATGCGAATCTTAATTCTGTTAGCAGTAATCGCCGTGGTCGCCTGCCATATCCGTCCTCGGCCACAAGCCTCAGGAAAGTCCATCATCAAGCGGGGATTGGTGTCCAGCTCAGCCTTTATGCTTTCCAACATCTCGGCGGCCTGTTCCTCGATATTCATAATGATACCGATCATATGCTTGCGGGATTTTGGCGGCTTTTTTAGCGCGTCCAGACCGTATTGATCTAACACCGCAGCCCGACAGACGCACCACAACGTGCCTAACTGCGTTTCATAGGTTGATTTTGCCTCCCCCCGTGGCGCTTCATGTACCTCGCGACCATCGGCCTCGCCATCTATAACCTGCGGAAAGCGCTTGAAGATAAACCGGTGAAACTGGCTAAAATGCGCAGTCGGCACATAGTGCGGAAAATAAGTCTGGCAGAAGTATTGGTAATCCCCCCAAGCCCGCTCACGCCGCTCCGAACTCGCCGCCGGATCGGTAGCAAACGCCTCGCACTCCAGCTCAATCTGATTGCGAATTTCCTCACCCAGAATGGCCAGCTCGCGTTCAAACTCCTTCCATGAGCGTATTTCCTGAATATCATCCATAACGCTTACCCAAAATCGCCCCAATATCCTCCAAATTCGGCTGTAGCGCTCGCAACGCCTGAGGGTCGTTCACGCGTAAATAATCGGCAATCGTCTTTAGCGTATCCAGCGAAACCGACAAGCCGGAAAAAGCCGGATTAATCCGCGCAAACGCTTTGGCAAACTTAGCGTTAGCGTCAGACAGCTGAGCCATCAGCCCGACCTTACTTGCCGCCGGAATTTCCGCCACCTCCAGCTCGCGTAACGTAGTAATCATCTGCCGGGAAAAATCCTCAACCATCTGCTGGTTAAGCTCATCTATACCCGCATCACTGATGCGATAGGCGGCGCGCGCGGTATCCCAGTCGTCACCCTTGGCTTTAGCCTTGGTTTTCCAGTCCCGCGCCGTGTCGTAGCTGACGCCGCTACTTAAAGCGGCCCCATTAAGCGGCAGACCCTCAATATAAAGCCGCCGCAACTTATCCCGGACATCTTGAGAATGCGCCATTACAATTTCTTCATCAGTTCAATCGCAGCAGTGACTAATGCTGCGGATGCGCCGCCGCCTATCGCGCTGAACTTGGCAATCTCCCTGATAATGCCCTTATCCTCTTTTTCCAAGTCAGATACCCGCGCCTCCATGCCATCAATGCGTTTGTTGACAGCCTCGCCCTGATCGGTGATCTGCCTAACCAGACTTTCCTCCATGCGATTCATACGATCATTACTGGCGCCATCCAGACGGCGAATGTCCTCTTTGATGTCGCCTATCCGCGCTGTCAGGCTTTGGTGCATCGTTTCGACGGAGCCGGTCAGCTGACCAATGCTGCGCATAATGTTGTCAGTATCAGTCATGCTGAACATCCTTTAGTATTTCAAAATCGATTAAGGCACCTAATCGTGCCCGACAAGACTCGTATTGACCTTTGGCGGAACCGATCCAGTCTGCGATGTCGGTATCGGTGGCAACGGCGGCATCTTCTGCAGCAGATGAGCCGGTGGTTTGGGGCACGGCGCTGCTATCATTGTCGGTGTTGTTGAGCAGGCGGACAGCAGCGCCATTAAGACAAGCGCGGCCAGTGGTAACTTTAGAAAGGGCATGGGAAAGCTCCTTGGTTTTTTGGGTTAAATGGGATTCGGTCTGCGCCAGTCGATCAGACAGCGTATCGCCAAGCGCCTGGGCAGCTATAAACCGTTCGCGGTACACTTTTTCAGCGACTGCCTTCTCGTTGGCATGAGCGGCCTCCATCTGTGCGATCTGCTTACCTAACACAGAATCGGTTACAAACCAGCCAGCGCCGGAACCGATAGAAAAAGCAATAAATGCAACTATCATTAATGGATTCATCAGCACTCCTGGTGAGCGTAGCGATTACCGGGAAGCTCGCGAGGCACAGTCGATGCAGGCAGCTCGCCTTTGTATAAAACCGGACTAGCTATCACATCGCCGACCTTGTAGCGCGGCATACTGATTGCTTTGGCTAGAGACAACTCTATTTGCGCGCCTTTGGAATCTTCCCAATAAGGCAAAAATGCCACGCAATCACAGGTCAGCATCTGCGCGATAGACAGCCGCATATAGCCGCCCCAGCTACCACATGGCGGTGCCGCATTCTCAGCCGGGTTTTCAACATCAAACCCTAGCGCCCGCAGACTTGCCGCGGCCTCATTAAATGCCGGGTAGTTATAATCCGTCAGGCCTGACATAGGCCCGGCCAAATAAATGCGAGTCATGGCGACACCCCCAAACCCCAACCAAGATAAAGAGGTTGTAAATGCTCAAGAATCCGCTGCGGATAACCTAAATTTTCCGGGCAGAATTTCAGACTGCGCCGGGCCGTACCGCAAGCGAGGTCCACCGCCTCGCGCTGTACCGACCCGGCCACCTTGGCCTCCTGTTGCCAATGCCCCAACCCGCCGTTATAGCCACGTAAAGCCGCCCACAGCCGGTCATAATCAGAACTACCCGCCACACGCTCGAACAGCCAGCGGTCATAACCTACTAACGCGCGCATTGCCCAGACCGGGTTACTGGGCTGGCAATCGATGCTCTTCGTACCGGTCTTGGCACACCACCACTTTGCCGTGTCCGGCATAAATTGCGTCATACCCAGCGCACCCACCCGAGACACCGCTTGCGGGTTCCAGCCGCTTTCCTGATGGATCTGTGCGGCAAAAACGGCAACCGGCGCATCCAACCCCCACGCAGCATGGGCTGTACGCGTTAAACCGGCCCGATATTGGAGCGCGGCACGCGGCATTGCCTGAGCAGCTGCCGGAGTTGTAATACAGGCCGCCACAATGAGCACCCCTATTAAGAACCAACAGAAACACTCCAGCCGCCCTTTCAGCGTTCGTACTCGACGCCCTTGCATTTAAGCCCCCAACCCAATCGCCAGCATCGCCGCAGCCACAATAAGCGCCCGCCTCAGCATCGCGGCAGCAAACACGACATGGTAGCCAGCATTAACCCGGTAATCAGCGTCTTCTGGGTCGTCCAGATGCAGGTTATACCGATGCACTTGGGTGTGCGCCAAATAGCCATCAGGCCGCGCGTACGGAAACAACGCCCGATCCAACCAGTAGCCGATCACACCGGCCATAGACACCAGCGACAGCTTGTAAAGACTAACGCCCAGTTGCTGCGGATACAGCACGGCGACCACAATCAACAGCAACACACTGATGACCAACCAAAGGGACAGGCGCGGTAATTTCATAGTAAGCTCCAAACAGTTAAGTAAAACGCGAAGTTAGAGCTTACGCGTGCGCGCGAGGTTTAATTAGGCTGGAAACATTTCCAAAGAGGAGAAGAACAGATTGACAGAGTAGAGTGCGCAACAAATCAACCCTCCGGTGCCGCCATGACCAACGAAGAACTTAAAAAAATCGCTATCAAAATTGCCAAATGTCTTGCGTTAGCCTCATCAGACAACCCAGGGGAAGCCGAGGCAGCCAAGCGCCAAGCCGACGCACTGATGAAGAAATATAACGTAACTGCGGGTGACGTGGACGCTGCCCAAGTGCATGAGCAGCATTGCAAGGCGGGTAGCAAGCACCGTCCGCCGCAGCATCTCAGCCGCCTGGCTAATATTATCGCTACTGCATTTGGCTGTGACGCGGTAATGCAGTCAGGCGGCGGCTGGACAGATAGCAGTATGAAATTTTACGGGCTTGGCATTAAACCGGAGTTGGCGGCTTATACATTCGACGTGCTGCGTAGACAAATCACCAAAGATCGCGCAGCCTACAGCGCAACGCTCAGGCGTTATAAAAAACGAGAGAACAAAATCAGGATGTGCGACATCTTCTGCGACGCATGGAACTGGCGCATTAGTCAGCAAGTGCGGGAGTTTGCCGGTACCGAGCAAGATAAAGCCGCCATCGCTGCCTACAAAGAACAGCGCTGGGGCGATTCATTGAAGGAAGACACCCGCAAAAGCCCGGAATTGAAAAAAGACAGCGACCATCAGGCGATTGTGGCTGGAACCTATGCAGCCAGGGATGTGTCGATTCATAAGCCGGTGCAAAGTAAGCGCGGTACGAGGCTGGGACAATCATAAACAAAATTTATGGGTTTGCCACTCCCTTGACGTGGCGAGGAAATACCGATGAAAGATAGTGATGTTGAAGAGCAAATCAAAGAAAAAGGCCTAACGGCTCCGCGTGTTACACCGCAGCGAATTGATGAAGTGATTATTGCCGAGGACTACCATGTATTTCCAGGTACCACACTTACAATTTGCTGTTTGACACTGAAAAACGGCTTTACGGTAACTGGTGAGAGCGCATGCGCATCACTAGAAAACTTTGATGTTGATTTAGGCCGCCAGATCGCCCGTGACAATGCCAAGGGGAAGATATGGGCATTAGAGGGCTATGCTCTGCGCGAACGGTTGGCGGCGGCTTAATTCCGTAGTTTCGTGGGTTGGGTTAGGCGCTAGCCATAACCCAACGCACACACGCAAGATGTCGGTTTACGGCTCTGACACGGGAAGAACTGCTGATACCTTACCTTCCCGAATTTCAACTTTTGTAAATGGGCAATAGGGCACCGGAGCTTCTTTACACGAGAACACCATGTCATTTCCAATGGGATTGTCATTTAAGTCATTGTGAAAGTAGTACATTGCCACATTTAGCGGATATGCCGCCTTAACCCCGCACTCACTTAAACCAGGCTCGACCTTTCTTGCCTCAATCATTTTCCACTCATGTTCCGTGAACGTGTTCCGCCGAATCAACTCGGCCTTGGCCTCTTGTGAGCGATTCCAGCGAAATCCATAAACAATACAAAGGTTGTCTTCTTCTGCGGTAGAGAAGTCGGCGGTGTTTGCATCGAATGTTGATGTTGATGTTGATGTCGCACATGCAGTCAATAACAGCATCACGATTAATAACAGATGAAACTTGGTTGTATTCATTTGGATGTCTTATATCTATCTGCAAATCGATTCACACGGCACACCATCATGGTCTCGATCCAGACGGCCTAGGCCGCAGTCGTTCAAGTAGTGCTGGGCTTCGGCACAAGAGCTCATTTCTCCGCACTTGGTTTTACTTCCGCACGAATCCCCGCTGCTGGCTGTTTTATCATGGCTTGTCGGCTTGGCCTTTGCCGCTTTACCGCCGTGCCTAAACTCCCAGGGCGGTACCGGGCTCTCATCCGCCCACAATCCTGTCCTTGCTGACTTTGCCGTCGCTTCCAGATCAGCAATAGACTGATCAGTCAAATACTGACGATATGCCCAAGCCATCCCGCGCCGCACTTGTTCGGCATTCGCATCAACGCCATCACAACGTAACCGCCCCAACGTTCGCTTGTATTTATCGGTGCCGTGATCGTCAACAACTACCGTTTTTTTAAAGCAAATATCTGACAGCGACTGCTTTGACTGCGTACCAAACGCTTGCTTGGACTCAGGCGCATCAATCTCGGCCAAACGGATTTTAACCTGCGTCTTTTGAGCGTTTAAAACCGTCAGCGTATCGCCATCAGATATGCCGACAACGGTGCCGCTCCATTCGGCTGAAAAGGCGGTTAATGGTAGCAGGAGAACTAAGTGGACGAACTTTTTCATTTATGTGATTTCCTTGTAGCAAGTCAGGCGACGAAAATAAGTTGTTCGATTTATAGGTTATTTTGAAAATGGATTTTTATCGCCATCTTTGCAGATAGTGGTCTTGGCCGAGTTCACTTCCACACCTCAGGATCGACAATCGCAAATTGATAAACCTTCTTGTCGTCGGTCATAACGCAAAATCGTGTGCGTTGCACGGGCGTATCCACGCAAGCTCCTTTCCCTAGGTTTTCCTGCGCTTCAATGACCAGCTGCGTCATTTCGAAGGAGGCTTCTTTTTCAAAATCCTTTCCCCGTGCTAAACGCAGAAGAATACTTCCTGCCTTCATGAGATCGCCTGCGTTGTCGAGTTGCTGAACGTCAAGATCGAGAAGCACCCCGGTAAGCCGGTTATTTAGGCTGCTGACCGTCAGTTGAGCGCCAGCAGAAACCAACGGGCATTCGATAAGAGTGTCACGATTCCGGCCAAGGCTCTTCGTTGTGATGCACTCACGTGTTCCCAGGATTGGGGCCGTTATTTTCGCCATGGCGTTATAACGATCACGAAACGAGGGTTGCCCTGCCAGGCATGGAAAGCAGCACAGTAGTAATACAGCGAGTGTTGCTTTCTTCATTCCTTATCTCCTTCGTTGATTGAATCGTTTTGTTCGCCTGTTTGCATGGATTGATACACTTCTGGCATATCTTCCGGCTTGATGCCGTTCGACTCTCTTAAAAATACCAATCCCTTTAACCCCACATCCTCCAGATTCTTAGTAGCCAGCAAGCGGCAATGTCTTAGGTAGCCCATTTCTGTTGGCGTGTGAGCTACGTTTTCCGCCCTGATCCCTGTAATCACGTAACCAACATCTACGCCTAGCGCTGCTACTTTTGCTAAATATGCTCCTTTGGGCGTTGTCCTATTAGATTCGTATGCGTGCTGAGTTTGTTTAGTTGTGCCGCCAGCTTCAGCAAATGGGGTTTGAGCGAGTTTTAGTAGCTCTCGCTCACTTCGGAGTCTTGCACCTATACTCATAAAAAACTTTCCTATTTGTAGTTGACAGGGAAAGTTTTCTTTCCCATAATAAGCTCCACTGAATCACACAACAGGAGAATAGCACATGACAGCAGCAGTTGATAGAAACGCAGCGCTACACGCACTGCACCAACGTGGCACCAATTTGACAAAGTGGGCTAAGTCCGAAGGCTATGGTTACAGGAATGCATCCAATGTATTGCGCGGCACTAGCCGGGCGCACTTTGGTCAAGGTAAGGAGATAGCCGATAAGCTCAACAAAATCATAAAGGAGGTAGGAGAATGATTGACAAACAAAAAACAACTAATGAAGTCATCGATCTGAGCACTGGCAGTGCACTGATTACTGATCTTGGCTATGAGGGTATAGGCGAACGCATAGTTGAAGGCACGCTCTTTCTCTCACCCAACAAACCTCGCGTCAAGGGACGAGAGGAATTCGCGCAAACCCGAATGATCGTGGGTATGGAGGTTCGTCATGACTAAAAAAGTCAAAGAAGAAATAGACCTAGGCATCGGCAGTGCGCCAGTTGATCCTGCAGATAAGGCGGTTCCTGTTATAAAAATCAGAGCTCTACAACCGGCTGGCGAGGCAATGATGCTGGCAACTGATGATGCAGCTAACGCGCAAATGGCGGCATGCCTCTCTGAGTTTGGCATTCTCGGCATGACTGCCGATGAATTATTTCAGTCGGGTATTGATGAGCTGAACCGTAGCGTACTGCATAGCTGCCGGGCGGGTGTGGCCTTTTGGGCGGCTCAGGAGGAGTTGAAAAAGTCCATGTCCGCCGTGGCGGACATGGAGGAACTTGACGATGTACGCCGCGGCGCAAATATGAATTTTGAGGAGTGGATTGCCCAATCCGGTCTGGCAAGGCAGCGAGTTTATGAAGCAATTAAACTGGCTAGGTTCTTCAGTCGCCTGTCTCAAGCCCAGCGCGGTCAACTGCTTAAGCTAGGTAAAAAACCAGCCCTACTGCTGGCCGGGCTGCCGCAAGAAGTCTTCGAGCGGGGCGCAGAAAACGACCAGGACATATTGGATGAAGCTGAAACGATGACCTACGGCCAACTCCGCGAGCACCTGCGCTCCACCGAGCAGCGCAACAAGAGGCTGGAGAGTGAGATAGATCACCGAGATGCGGTGATCGCCAAGATGAAACAGCGTAACCCTGTGTATCAGTTCAGCCCGCAAACCCACTTTGTCCGCGAGGAATGCCTGGTGTTTCAGGCAGAGAGTGAGCTGGCTTTAAATAGCCTTTGGGCCTTGTTTGAAGAGACCGCAAACGAGGATACGTCAACACCGGAATGGCGGATGCGCCTGGAGCAAATCTGGGTAACGGCCCATGTCGTTACTGCTCGTGCCATGGACACGCTGAACAAGATCAAGGACTACGCGCCGGTGAGCGACCTGCCTGAATCGGTGCTTGCCGATCAGCGCCTGACTGATGCCGAGGCATCAGCCTGGCTGCTTGAATATCAGCTGCTTGAGCGCAAGCACTTTGCGGCCAAGGCCGAGCGTGAGAAGAAGCGCCAGGACAACCAGCCCAAAGGCCCAGGCCGTCCTAAAAAAGAGGGTTAAACCATGCGTAAACAGAATGCCTTTGTTCAGCGGGTTGATCAAGCGACACTCGCCGTCAGAACCACAGGACAGGTGATTGCGCTACGCCAGCGCGATCCATGGAAAGAAGCCAGCGAAAGCCAGCGTGAGGTGGCGACAGCCAGGCTGGATATAGTTGAAGCGGTGCTTGAGCAGGAAAAAACCGGCCTAAGCGCCAGTAAGGCTATTGAGCTTTTACTGGCTAAAGCCGAAGTGGGTTCGCTTAATACCTACCTGCAAGCGGCCTTTAAACGCGCAGCCAAAGCGAATCGATTAGCTCCAGCGCGCAATGCCATTTTCGAGTGGCGCAAGATTAAATCAGTCGGCGGCGGCAGGGTCGAGCTGTTGGAGAACCACAAAGGCCGGGTTCTGAGTGAAATCCCGATTTGGTGGGGTCCCGCGCTGGAGTATTACAACCAGCCTGGGCAGCCTGAAATGTCGGCGGTCCATAATCAACTGGTGGAGGTGGATAAATTTGCCTGTACCTATGATCAGGTTCGGGCGTATTTAACCAGCGTCCCCGCCATGCTCGGCCGCAATAGCCCGGCGCGGATCGGCAAGAACCTGTATCGACTGACCCAAAAGCAATATATCCGCCGCTGCACCGATAACGCGTTGCCCGGCGATGTATACGTAGCCGACGGTTATCGGGCCGACGTGTATCTGGCCCACCCGGTGACAGGAAAAATCTGGCGTCCCGAGCTGACTGTGGCTATTGACTTGAGGTCCCGCGTGGTAGTCGGCTGGCGGGCCGATGAGCACGAGGGCACGGTAGCCGTGCAGAACATGTGGGCGGAATGCTTTGCTCGCTGGAACCATGTGCCGCTGTTTATCTATGTCGATAACGGCTCGGGCTACAAGAACAAGCTGATGAGCGATGATCAGATCGGGTTCTACAAA